TTCCAAATGGGGCATGTAAAATAATTGATTCATTTGGATATATGCTCATATATCTAGTTGTATCACTACCATCCTGTAAAATATGTATAACAGTACCGTCAGCAGTAGCAGTAGTTTTTGCTGCATCTTGGTATCCAGTATGTTTTATTTGTAAAATTAACAACTCATCTCCTGACGTAGGTAAAGTAGCCGAAGAACCACTAATTACATGATTGTCAGATGCCCATTTTGTATTAGAATCATCATGTAATGCAAAATCAGCACTAGAACCTAAACCAGTGGCTTGTGAAGCAGTATGGGCGCTGTCGTGTTGTGCAAAATCTTTCTCTTCTCCAACCCTTATATACGGGGTTGCTTGATTTGCCATTTTTAATCTTGTTGTATTTGCCATACTTTATTCCTTCTCTTTTGGGGCTTGGAATGGTACGAAGCCTGATTCATATTGATTCTTCATTCTTAAATACTGTTCTTGCATCCATTGGTACTCAAGTCCTCTAGCTTGAAGTTTAGCATTATATTCTTGGACTTTTGAATTTACCTCAGCCATATAGCTCTCAACTTCGCTCTTAAATCGTTGCATTAATATACCGTCAGCAGCACTAGATAATCTTGCATTTTCTAAGGCTATTTGTAACTTAGCTTGATATTCTGTATTACTTTCATTGAAATCATTTAAACTATTTTGAATTTCCCCAGAAAATCTCTGCACCTTTTCATTCTCCTCTTGTGTCCAAGCTGAAAGAGTAGTATTTAATTCCAAAGTCCATCTGCCCATTATATTTGCATATGTTTGAACGTCTGTATTTACTTCTGCTTGATATTGTTGTAATTCACCAGAATATTTTTGTATTTCTAACCCTTCTGTTGCGCTTAGTAAACTAGCGTCTTGAATAGATTTTTGAATTTCAGCCTTGTAGATTTCAAGTTCCTTATTGTATCTCATTTGAGATTCTTGCAATTTTGAAGTGAATTCACCTGCTTTTGCACTAATTTCCTGAACCCTAGCAGCAAGCATCTCAGGGTCTTCTTCATCTTCAATCCATTTATTAGTATTGTCCCAGTCTACTCCATCAAAAACTGGCGCAATAAATTCAGGCTGCACCCAAGTCGTAGTATTTACAGAAATTGTATTTAAGGTAGGCACAATAGGGGAAATACGTGACAATGAAAATACTCCTGGGTCAGTAGCAGATAATCCACTGACATAATCTGTAAATTTCACCCTATCTTCCATAATTGGATTATTATAGACAGGGACAGCTGCTAATGTACTATTATCAATAATAATTCTACTCTGAGCAGAACCATCCCAAGTATTCATATTACTAGATGCTGTACTTGTTATTGGCATAATTGGTAATGTAATAGTTGACAAATCAACAGTACTATCAAGTGGCATGCTATGAGCCTTCATTAAAAACTGAAGTTGTTGCATAGAAGCATAAATAGATATTAAATGTTTCATTCTATCTGGGAAATAACTTATCTCAGATGGCTTCTTAGTATTTATTAAATTAGTAGAATCTATATCAATTAAAGATACAGTAGGACTAGTGTTACCAGTAGGTAATAAAGCTAACTTCCCGTTTTCCCTATAATATACAGGATTTGTAGAAGTCGCTGCGTGAATACTACTAACAGCAGCTGCTTTAATTTTTAAAGTAGCTGGTATTTCTCTATATTCAGATTCGCTAGAATATACACCAAGTATTATTTTGTCATTAATATCATAAGCATCATTAGAGATTGATTTTTCTTGTCCAAAGCTTTGAAGTTTTGCAGGGTCAGATATTTTTACTCTATTTATAATATCCCAAGCACCATCCTGTAACCACTTATCTAATGCATCAGAACTAGTAACAGTTCCTGTTATAGTTTGTACGCTATCTTTAAAAGTTAATTCTGCCATGTTATTTTACCGCATATGGATAAATGGATTTAATAATTTTAGGAGCTTTACTTATTTCAGTATTGCCCCATTCTTGAATTCTTTTTAATTGTGCTTCAAATTTCGTTTCCCAGTATATAGCTAATTGTAAAGATTCAGGATTACTAGATAGTTCATATCCTTTTGAAATTGCCTTTGAAACTAAAGTATCGTCAAACTGAGATGGAAGCTTATTAGTAAGTGCAGTGCTTAAAGCAGCAATTTTAGTTAATTTTGATTTATAATGTGCCTTGACAGTCATAATTCGAGTGACTGCATCTAATTTATAATAAGAACCTCCGTCACTATCATTTGCCGTGTTTAGCCAACCAATGCCAATTGTTTGATTTTTTATCCACCAGTATTTTTGTGAATCTTTTGAAGTAGTAGCCATTAAAATCCTTCCATATGTTCAGGTTCACGAATAAATGGGATATGCTTTCCATCGTATGTAACAGTTTCTATGCTAATAACCTCATCATCAGCAGCAATCGTAGAAATCTTAGTAAATCCATAATACTTAGTTCCACTTACAGTAGAAAAAGTACCACTTCCATTAACAGCAAAAGATGTCTTATCAGTAACGTCATCCATTGCTTGATTAAGCCACATTATAATTTGTGTTTCACTTGCATTTGGATGATGTTGTTGTACCATCTCAACCATATTCTTAATAGTCATATCTTATCCCTTAAAAATGCCTCCCCGTTTCCGAGGAGGCAAATTTGTTTAGCTTAACACTCCAGCTGTTTTCAAGTTTACAATTAGACTTGCTAAGCAAGAACGAAGTTCTTCACAATAGTCTAATAACTCTACAACAGTTGGTGTTGCTGAGTCAGCCACGGTTAAAGAACCACCAGCTGCAGGAGCATCATTAGCAGTATAGGTTACTGCAATGTCTTCTACAGCTTGAGCAACTGGCATAGCCGCTAAAAGACTTTCTACCTCAGCTAAATCTGAGACAGATAGTGCCTTTAAAGACTGTACCTGAGCATCGGTTACTTCACCGTTAGGATTGTTTGCTATCCAGTATTTAGTAGCCATTATAGACTCCTACAACCAAACTGCGTGAGTCTCAGGGGCTGTAAACTCAAAGCCAACATCAGCTTGAATTAAGTCAACCCTATAATCTTCACCAGAGTTCTTGATTGTTTTAACACCTGGGTAAACAGCCATGTCCCTGTTAATTCCATTACCTTTAAGAGCAACAGTTTTACAAGCTTTCATGTTTGCACCAATCATCTTGACGTTAGTTCCATCAAGGTGAATGTCTCGTACAACACGAACTGACTGACCATCAATTTCAAACTGTCGATAGCTTACACCAGCCATTTTACCTTGTCCAGAGAACTGCATTGAATAGTTAGGACTCAATTCAAGGTTGTTCTTTGCAAAACCGCCCATCTTAGCTAACCAATTCCAAACTGCTGTCCCTGCATAGTAAACTCTAGTGTTAGACTGAGCAACTGAATGACGTGGGTCGTGAAATGCACTCATGTCTTCAAGGAAACTATCTATTGTCTTAGTAGATGTATCCAATCCGAATGTGTTACCATTGTTAAGCACGAAGTTTACAATACCTTCAGTATATGTAATACCGTCATCGGTATCTTCGTATTGCTGTCCAAAGTAACCAGCTTGTGCAATATCCCAGTTCATTTCAGCCATCTTTTCAGCCCACTCGTTCTTCCAAGGATTTTCCCCGAATTTCAGAGCTGTTGCCATCGCACGACCACTCATCATAGCAGTTTTCTTAAAAATCTGCGTATAACCAAAGTCGGTTGAGAAAGGCTGTGCTTTCCAAGTTTCACCATAACCACTCAATTCAGGGTACGCTGTACCAGAAATGTAAGTACGTTTAGGCTCTAACTTTTCAGCTATTGAGTCTGTACCAGTACCATGCCATACATCTAGTAACGCAGTAGCACTAACAATAGATGTACATTCTTGATTACTTGCTGCTGGAGCTTTTACTATTTTAAGATATAGAAAAGTACCTTGTGCAATCTGGCCTCCACCAGAACCTGTTACAACACAATCTGCAACTTTTGTTATTCTGCCTAGTGCATAGTCAGTGACAGCACCTCCAACAGAAGCTCCAGTTGGGATTCTAACCACTTGGTCTTTCATAAACCAATTAGGTTTTGTAAGAGCTTCACCAAGAGTGAACTGTTTACCAGCACTGTTTTGACTGATTTTATTTACAAGATTACCTTGAATCTTATAATCACCCATCATTAGTACAGCACACATACTACCAACTGCTGTGCTTATAGCAGTATCATCATATGCACTATTAAGACCAGAGCTATGAGCAAGTAAATCAGTATAAGCAGAATCACCCCAAGCGGCTTCGCCACTTACTCTAGTAACATCTGTTATATCTGAGGCATTTACATCTACACCAACAACATAAGCATAACGCTTATAGGTGTTAGTAGCTCGCTTGATAGCATATTCAAACTTACTATCCGAAACAAACTTCTTTTGCTTTCCTGCTAAGAGGAGGTGTTGGAAGGGGTCTCGTTGGAAGCTGAGTTTTGTGTAGGTGTTTCCGAAGTCGTATCTTCGTTGAAGGTCACCCAGGTCAGGGCTTGTCCTCCCTGATTCGTATCGTTGGTTTTGGTTCGAAACCTCACTATTATCAGTACCCCACGGCTGTGGTTGCGATGGGTGGTCAATAGTATGAGGAGTGTCAAAAGGGGCTACACCCCTATTGATTCTATCATAATCTGCCATGTTATCTCTCCTTAAGAGCGTTTAATTAAGTCGGAGGATAACTAAATTGTTATCTTATCCGAATAGGCTTTCTTCAGCACCAGCGTCACCAAAAATGGAATCGAATAACTGTTCTTCAGTATTCCTTGTTTCTCCAATATTATTAGCATCACTGTTACTAGTAGGCATAGTTCGGACATTCTTCATTTGGTTTAGCATTTCTTTCTGAGTGGAATTTCTAACATTCGCTGTGTTTTTATCTTTATTTAAAATATAATGAATATCTTCAAGAGAGATTTTATGACTCTTAGCTTCAGATAGCATACTCTGAAATTCATCATCACCCATTTTATATTTTTCTCTAAAGTCAGACTCAGATTCTCTTTGTATCTGGGCTGATTTCACAGCAACTGCATTTTCTTTCTCAGTTTCGACAACCTGTCCAATTCTTTGTTTAACAATAGAATCTACATGAGCATTCATTACTTTTGCTGAGTCAGATTCAGGGTCTGAAACTGCCTCATTTGCATCGTACATGAAATCCTCACCTAAATCCAATTTTTCTTGAATTGTCTTGGCTGGTGCTCCACCGTTTTCTAAATAGTCACGAACATGGTCTACTAGACCGCTGTCTTCTTTCATAGCTTCTAGAACTGGTACAAAAGGTTCAACTGATTTGTATTGTTCTTTAAGCCTAACAGCCTCACTACTACTGTCTGAGTAGCGTTTTTTATAGGGGTTACTGTCATTCTCCCATACATCCGTATTCTCTTCGGAGCCAGTCTGTTGTTGAGGAATCTCCTCAGTCTGCTGGGTTGCCTGTTCGGATTGAGTAACATCATATGTTACATCATTTAACTCATGGTCAAGTTTGTCGAAGAAAGTATCTACGTCAGAGTCATTTTGGATTTGTTCTTGAGTTTTAGGCTCAATAACGTGAGTATCACCTAATGAGTTACCAACATTGGTTTCTTGCATTTTATCTCCATAATAAGTTATTAGAAATTATTATTGTTTATCTGTTGTTTGCAAATCATTTTTCACAGCATTTACAGCGAGTGAAAGTTCTTTACTTTTTGTATTTGCATCGTTCTGCATTACATTTCTTAAGAGCTTATGCTTCCCCTCAGATTCAATAGATTGCTTTTTGAGTTCTGTTTTTACGCCCTCTTTTTCTTTAGTGATTTCCATTTCAGCCTGCATAACCTTTCCTTTAATACCAGCTTGCACTAATTGTCTTTCAAGAGTTTCAATAGTTCCTTCTTTGTCTTTTAGAGCTTCTTCCATTTGACCAACTTGATTTTGCACTTGAGCTAACATAGATTTTCTTTTAGCTATTTGCTCTTTATTTCTTATATCCGTTTCAGCAAGAACAGCAATATCATCTACTACCCCAAATTGAAGCAACTCTTTTAATTCCGCTAGATATGCCCATCTATTAACTGGTAAAGTGGAACCAGCTACTACACGAATGTCCGCTTTCATAGATTGCAAATCCATAGATTTCCCAATAGCATTACCCCTATCATTATAAATTGGGATATTAATTTCCTGTTCCCCTTCTTCTTGCAAAGCTGAAGGCTGAACAATTTTAAATCTTTTATTGGCAGTATATGTAGCTTGGCACATTTGCATTACGACTCTACCAACTTGCCTTAACGCTGGTTCAATACTATGTTTCATCCACTGCTTAACTCTTCTAGTTCCATATTCATCAAGGGCAAGCATACCTCTGAATGTATCGTGCTGTTGCTGGGTATTCCCTTGCATAGAAGAATAAATCCCAGATAGATATTCCATGTCCGCCTTCCCTTCTTGTACCATCGTGAAAAAGGCATTAGATAAAGGCGCTGGCATGACTGGGGTAGGTCTTTCAGAGCCAGGTCTTACTGGCAACAATGCGCCTGGGGACGATGAATATTGACTCCAGACTTCAGTATCAAGACTCCCTTCTTCATATAACCATCTCAAAGAAGAACCAAGAGATGCATTATGCACCATTATCTGATGTGACTTATTAATTTCACGCTGTTTCCCTATAAGAGGAGAAACTGCGGACATTGGGTACGGAGTACCTGTCCACTTAAAATGAAAAGGAACAATAGGATAGTCCTTAACAACTTCTGGGAATACTCTTTCGTATATTAAAGTATCACCAACAACACAAGTTTGTTTAATGCGATTGCCATAAAACTTTATAGCGTCTACAATCATTTCTGCAAAAGTCTTATCTTCTTGCATTACCTTAAATTCTTTCTCGCTAACTATCTGATTTTCTACTTTAGCAATTTCAGATTGAAGTTTATTTATATATTCTTGTTGAAATGTTTGGATTTGCTCTTGAGCTTGTTTCTGAGCTTTTTCTAATTCAAGTTGCATTCTCTCTGGAAGCATTTCTCCTTTTTGGACTGCTTCAGCCATAGACTTTTGTTGCTCCGCTAATTGAACTTGAAGCTCAGCGGTCATTTCTTGAACCTTAATATCGACCTGCTTTTTAATTTGCATCATTTGTTTTTTATCTGGAATCATTCTATAAAAAACATTTACAAATGGAACTTTAACTTTTTCGTACAATTCAAAGTATTCTTGCACTACATCTTCTTTCCCCTCTTTAGGGTCTATAGCAGTAATCTCACTATCATCATGGTAAAAATCATGTTGGTTAGAATCCATAGTCCTTTCAGATGCGGAATCGTATGACATATGTTCGCTTGATGCCTTTTTAATCTTAGCGGCATATTCTGGATAAAGGCTTATTAAATGACTTTTAGGAAGAACCTTCCTAACTAATATATAAGACGCATCTCTAAAAAGAATATCTCTTGATTTTGGGTCTACATATAAATCAAATGGCTCTGGTTGTTTAATGACAATTTCTCCCATCCCATTATCCATATCAGCATCAATATCAATTAACATATAACCTATAGATTTAGTTACACAATTATTGATTACATTAGAATAAATAGTATCACCATCAGATAAATGCCAAACATAATCAGCTAAATCGCTAAATACGGAAGCAACATCAGAATCTGAACCCTCCGCTCCTATTGCTTGCCAACGAGGATTGTTCGCAGTTGCGTAATAATTTAACATTTCAACAACGGGGGAAATCCTATTAATTGTAAATGTAGGCATCCCCTGTTCTTCTAAATCAGTTTTCTCTCCGTTAGATAGTTGATTGTCATTTGAAAATTCAAATCCCTGTTGGTTAACAGATTTCCACTGCCATCTTGTAGGGGAATCGGAATTTCTATATAATTCCCTAACTCTATCTGCTGTTTTAATTTTAGCCATTTATCTTTTCATCCAATCCATTATTTTTTCTGGTAAATTCTTTTTTGTTAAATCATCATAATATTCCCATCCCCCAACAAAACTACTATCACTAGCGTTTTTAGATGCAGATTGATACAATGCGTCTTCAACATCAACGCCTTTTTTCCTATGCCACTCATCAGTATTCGCTTCTACAAACCTTCTTTCACCAGACTCATCTACAAAACTATATAAACCAAAATGAGTCCTTCCTTCTTGTTTACTGAAAACCCTAGATAATTCTTTAGGTGCGTTAGACATAACGTAATTAAAGTCTTCTCTCTTAGGACTAATCAGATTATCTGTTTCTTCTGGCATTTGCATTTTTTACTCCTTATGCTACAACCCAGCTTTTAGCTTTTGGTTTATTGTGAGACCAATTACCCTTTTTATCTTGTATATTATTCATGGGAGGATACGCATATTTACACGCATAAGCCAACGCATCAATAGTATCATCGTGAGCCATTCTTGGTCCAAATGTTATTATTTCTCTCTCTAAATCATATTGAGTTCTCTTTACGTGCATCTGCCCAACAGCGAATCTTTGAGCAAGTATCTCTTGTATCCTGTCTCTTTTGCTCATTCTATTCCCAGGCTTCTCTGCTTTGAACCCTATACTAAAATCATTCCTTCTTCTCATCTCTGCTCGTATTGATTGAAATATTGGTTTACTCATGGACGTATCTTCAATGGTAAACAAGGAAGGGTTATAGAAGTGAGCGTAGTCAAAAATATAATCTACTATCCCCTTACTTTCAGTTCCAGGGATAGAGAGTACTGGTAATCCCCTCTTTCTTTCGTAGTTTAGAATATATATATTATTATTAGGGGTTACAGCCACAACAATAATAACACTAAAGTCGCTGTCTCTCCTAGCAGAATCTGTAGCAGGGTCAACTCCAACAAAAGTCATGCAAGGCTGGACATCTTCGCCATCTATTTTTAAGAAAGTCATACCAGTCTCTGGCTCTTTAATAAAATCTCCATCCCAATATTTAATATGGTCTCTTGTGAAAATAGCGTCTTTAGACGACTGAACTTCCATCATATACTCTTGATAGAATTTCTGGGGGGTTCCGCTATCTGCGTAAAACTTATTCTTTCTCTTCATCTCCTCATGCCCAAACCAACTTGACCACAATGGAGTACCATCCTCTTGGATAGCTTTATATGTAATTACATCCCAGCTGAATGGTTCTTTTTCCTTTACAGCCTTTTCATATCCAACTAATATTCTCTGTATAAATGCATCATAATGGACAGGAGTTCCATTTATTCTCAACCTGCCGGTCTTTGGCTCTAACGCAGGAAAGACAACAGCAGTAACAAGATTAGAAATCTTATTCCGTGCTTCTGGAGTGATTGTGTTATTTTCATCTTCAAAATCGTCCAATACAATAAGGTCATATCTTTTATGCAGTTTCGCCCCTCCACGAATACCAGATAAGTTTGATTTAGATATAAGTTTACATCCATTACTCAACTCTATATCGTCTTCTGTCCATTTTCTTCCTTTTAAGTCTCCAAAATAATACTGAACAGAATCATTATACTCAAGATGATACTTAACATAATCTAGATTAGGAACGCTAATTTTGGAAGAAGCAGCAACCCATCCATAAAACAAAGGCTCTTGAGTGAATAGAAAGTCATGTAATATATTCGCTTTAGTCATTACTGTTTTGCCATGACCTCTTGGTAAAATAACAGCTAATTGGCGAACATCATTGTTCATAACGGCATCTGCTACTTCATAATGGAAAAAAGGAGTCTCTGACCTCATAAAATCATCTGGGAGAAATAATTTACCAAATGCAATCAAATCATTATGAGCTAATTGGAGGGCTTCTTCTGCTTTTGAAACATTTTTAGTATTAATATTCATTTTCTACTTGAACTAAGAGCGGACCAAGGACTTGATGGAGCTTTATTATTATTTATTAATTTTAAAGAATCTAATGCGGTTTCTGGGGAACTTGTTATATTATCATTAGGAGGGATGGGTTCCGTAAGTTCATCATATATGCGGTCTCCTTGCTCTTTGTATACTCTATCGGGATTGCTTAAACCAAGAGCAGTATCAAAGGC